CTAACTAAGCGGTGACCTTCAGCGGGGAGAATATCTAAGACTTTACCGACATTATATTCATTAGGGTGTTTCACCTCTAAATCATGTCTATCTTTAACGTAGTTGAAGAAGTATGGTTCCCAATCTAATAGGACTCCATCACAGTCAACTAAAATTATATTATCTTTCATAAATGTATACGTCCACTGTTGTTGCAAGAGAGATTGGAATATATGATTGAGCGTTGTATCTTGCGAAGTAACTCGCTCTTTTTTCGTCTACATTATCTTTCTGCATGTAATATTTTGTCATCTTAGCGATTCGATCGATTCCACGACCAGCTAATTTAACATACAATTTAGAACCAGTTTTCTTATTGGCTACAGATATTGTCTTTCTAATCTCTGCAATCTTTTCATCAGTAGGATCAAAAGTACCTACAAAACTATTTGAATATCTTTTCATTATGCAATACCTCTTCTAGCTTCAACTTGATTATGTGATAATTTGTATTGTTTACCATTCGTTGCTTCAACAATATATGGATATTTTTTAGCTTTAACGTTATATCCAACAACCTTAACTTTACCTAGTTGATTAATATCAATGATATCATTCTCTTTAAACTTAGTAAATAATTCTAAAGCTTTAACGTCTTTAGATTGTGTACCGGTAAGTTTACCTTCAACAGATACTGTAATAGTATTTGATGTATACCTAATACCTTTAGATTGCAATTCAACACCAGACTTCTTTTCATATTTTGCTAATAGATCATTCAATTCATTACGAAATTCTACTAATGTTGCTTTATTAAACTCTTTTATCTTTTTCATTTTTTACTTCCTTTTTTATTGTTTATAGTTATATTATACCATAGTTTGCAGTAAAAGTACAGGTAAAAGCTGCCTAATTTCAGATTATTTAGAGATATGGTTTTATATCTCCAAAGGGATATATTCAACGCACTCCTGTGTGATTCTAAGAGTTGGCCATATAGGACAACCGTCTTTATGAGCTCTAGTGCACGTAGCGCATAAGTCTATTTTATTGTTCATGAAACTCCTTAATGCATCTCTCTAATTCCTTATCCCAATTATCACGATCTTCAATAAACACTTGAGGTTCAGCATCATCCACCGCGATAATAGTAACTAATTGTTTAATAGGTATACCTGTTCTCTCTTCCCAAGCAATAGCATAAAATGTTTCTTGGATGAAGTAATTTTTAACCCACTCAAACTTCTTAGTCTTCTTACTAGTCTTATAATCAATAATAGAAATCTTACCATCAAATACTCCAACACAATCTACTCGTCCAGCAAGTTTTAAATGGTCAGAATATAATGCAAGCTCTTGTCCATATACAAGTGATAGTCTCTCGTCAAGGATAGGTTTAATAGGCATGAAGTCTGCAAGAATATTAGGCATTGCTACACCCCACATAGGATCGTTGTTAACATATTTCTCTGCCATTTCATGAACGGCTGTCCCGCGGGTACTAGCACGATAACCTATTTGGCGAGCAACATCTTCACCGACTCGCTTCTTCCAAGCTTCAATAGCTTCTTTAGACTGTATGCCTAAAATTGTAGTGATAGATGGATAGGTATTTCTACCGTGTTCATTTGGTGGGGTTGTATAGGTTCTACCAGTATCCTTTGTAGATGATACTAGATCAGCATAGCCTAAATCAATCGGTTCATGTTTAAACATAGTTTATTATTGTTGTTATAATATATCTATTATATCACAAAACGCCGCAAAAGTACACCGTTATTTAAACTATTTTGTTCTTAAATTCGTAGAGTTAGGACCTTTCTTAGGATAGGCCTTATTGATATGTGTCAAGCGATCTTTAAGATTATCATCCATCTTAGAATAAATGTCTTTAGAAGTACCAATTACCTGTGGACCTTGTAAGAATATTGCACGACAATTATGTTCTTCCATATAAGCATCTTTATCAGCGTAAGGCATGGTAGTTTCCCAAATTTCTTCGGTGTCATTATGTATAAAATTATATACTGGCATTATTCATTTAGATGTGTGGCACAATAATAAAAACCACAGATTGCTATAAGAAATGATGTGGCTATAACAAAATCATTTAGTGATAAATTTATTTCCATATACTTCTTTAACTAATGCTGAAGTCAATCCTTTATATTTTAATTTACCCTTAACAGCATTTTGCAATACTTGAGCATCCATCGGGTGGATTTGTTCAAGCATCGCTTTAAATGATTTAGTCGCTCTAGACTTATCAAGTTTAGTATCGGTTAGTGATGGTAAATGTTTTGTAATATCTTTTAGCGATTGAGTAGGTGTTTCTGATGGAGTCCAATTAACACTTTTATCAATGTTTAACTTAATTTTTTTATTAAAGTTAACTTTTAATATATCACGCAAACCAAGGCTATCGTTATCAGCAATCACTTTCATCTTATCTTCTCTAGTAGAAGCTGTTTCTACTGCGTCTAATACTTCGTATATTTCCATCCTAAAACTCTCCGGCACATTCAATTAATAAATTCATTCGTTTTTCAATCAAGAAGTTTAAAACACTTCCTGCTTTAGGGTATTTATACGTTTCGTATTGTTTAATCGATTCATCTTTAATCTTTTGTGGTGTTCTATCTAGATCAATCACTTCTCTATTTCTCATATAATTTCTAAATGCTTCTTCAGGCATAATAGCTTTAAGATCATCTTTATGATTCCACCATTCGTCTAGTAGTTTCTTTCTCATTGGGGTTTGTCTAATCTTATCAGTGAAAGAGTTATCAGGGCTTAACACATTTGGAACACCATCACTCGAATCACCTTTCATAAGATGTTCAAATGCATATCGTTGAGACGTAGATTCAGGTTTAACCATCTTTTGTTGCATAGGACTATATTGAATTACTTGACCTTGGTGATGCAATTGAATAAAGTCTTTATCAGCAGAAATAATAACAATCTTCTCACCTGTAAGAGGCTCAGATTTGTGGACTACCAAGGCACCAATGATATCATCAGCTTCAGCACTCTCTACTCGAATCACCGCATACGGGAAGTTCTCACGGATATCATTAGTAACTACATCTAAGATTCTAAAAATCTCCGTCCAGTCTTTACCATCATCAATTTTACTTGTAGTACGTGCAGCTTTATATTCAGGGAATACATCTCTACGCCACGATCGTGAATCACATGCAATAACCATCCGACCGTAGGTATGTTCAGGATACTTAACTCGGTATGAGCGTAAGTTATTTAAAATTACGTGACGAATAAGCTCTTCACTTAACTCTTCTCCTCTACCCAATTGGCCCATTATAGAACCAATGCCTATACCATTATAATCAACTATTACCATCTTCTTTCTCCATTATATAATTTTTAACTGATCCAACCCCTATCTTAATAGCAATAATACCATTATAAGAATCTTCTCTCAATAACACTTCTTCATTTACTTGCCATACCAATTCCGCATAGTTTGTATTACCTCTTGTAGTACATAGCTCTATGATTTCTCTTGTAAAGTTTTCCTTTCCTAACTCTTCAATGTCTTCTAACAATCTTTTTGATGAACCATAGTAGTCTTTCCAGTCAGTTTCAACTATCCGGTGTCTTTTATTCTTTTTACCTTTGAGAGGCTTAAGTTTTCTCTTACTTTTAAAATATTTTCTCCCAAGATAATCATGACCTGTCTTTAAGTTGGTAATACGATATATAAACCCATAGTACTCACCAACATCTTCTGAAGTAAACTCTTCTCCTTTATACGTCCACTTCGTCGAATCCATCTCGCCACTCCTGCTCTTCACCGCAGAACGGGCAGTATGGGGTTTCCATATCCATATCATTTGCCGGAACCATCTCTTTAACATCAACATCAACTAGAACTTCATATTCTGTATTACACTCTCTACAGATCATCGAAAGAAGTCTCCTCTAAAAATAGATATGCTTCTAATTCGTCAGAACCACCAATATGGTTATCGTTTAAAAAGATTTGCGGGTATGTTGTAGCGTTAGGCGCTAATGTTAGTAAGTCAGCTTTAGTCCATTGCACTTCATCAACTAGCCGTGTTTCATATTCAATGTTAGCTTTGTCTAAAAGCCCCTTTGCTTTGTCGCAAAATGGACAGTAGTTAGTTGTCCATATAATATTGTGGTTCATTTAATCATTCCTGTAAATTAATCAATCAATCTATATATACTATAATTTGGTGGAGGATGATTTGGTTATAAGGTTCATCCTGCCTAAATCCTCAAATCACACTATGCCTATCAGGCTGCGATTGCGTAAGTATTTGCGTTAGCGTTTACTTTGGTCTTACAACTATCAACCTTCTGTTACGATGTCGATTCCAAGTCATCCCCATTAAGGAACACACTATCGGGGGAAATAATGTGTTCCTTGGTGGAGATGGGTGGGTTCGAACCACCGTGTATCATAACTCCAATCAATAGTAAATGGTAATAAATTACCAAATTTGGTGGAAGCACTCGATAGACTTTAGCCTAACCTTATCTCCCATTATGAAGTGGTTCGTAGTTTTAAGTTCTACTAAACTTTGAGCTATTACTTATTAAATAACTTGTATAGTACAGCAGCTGCTACTAGACCTACTAGGCCTTGAGCACCAAGTTGTGATACGATACCAGTAATTGTAGCGATGATGTCACCACCTACAAATGGAACCGTTCCACCGAAAATAACCTGTAATACGATTGCAAATGCAATTAGTGCTACACCAGTTTCTGTACCTGCTTTAATCCAAACATTGATTTTATCTAACATATTTCTTACCTCTTGTTGTTTTAAAATAGTTTCACAACGTCCCGGTTGTCTTACATTAACTATTCAGACGAATAGCAAATTTATTTATACATTTTAATATATCTATTATAACATATTTCTCAGCAAATGTACACCGTTATTTACACGCAACCTCGTGGTTGTGGCATTCCGCCATACTTACTGATGGGTTTCATTGGACCTGTCAACCATTCTTTGAATAGCACCTTCTTATCAATACCAACATACTTAGAGAATGTTCTAATTGGTGGCACGGCTTGATTCTCTTCAAAGTATTCTCTTGCTTGCATAATTTGCTTTACCATAGACTCTGTTAATACAATGTCATCTTCCTTTGCCATTTCATACATTACGTCTTCCGACCAAATTGTTGGATCCTCAAGGTACCCATTTCCTGTTCTATCTAACATATTATAAATCCTCCATATCAAAGTCTTCATCTTTACTTGAATCAATAGCAGCGATGTAGTTAACACTCTCAATCTCTTGCGGTGCACTCTTAACATTAGTTGAATCAAGGTAATTATCTACCCACGGTAATGGATTATGTCCAATAGCAAGACCTAGCTTAGATGGATCTAAACCAATGTTGGTCATCCGTACCACAAAGATATAATCCATGTACTCTTTCAAGATATGTTCATTCATACCAATCAGGGGAGTGCCTTTAGAGAATAGATATTCAACCCAATCCATCTCTTCTTTATATGCGGTCTTGAACATTTCATATGTTTCATCTTCAAGCTCTTGTGCAATCTCAACGAATCCTTCACTCTCATCTGTTCGTAGCATTTTAAGTACACGTTGAACAATATCTAAATGGATCATCTCATCTCTTGCAATTAGCTTAAAGATATTACTTGAGCCAGCCATAAGTTTAGTTGGTTGCTCAGAGAAACTCCAGTTAGTAACGAATGTACAGAAGAATCTAATACCTTCGAACATATTAAGAACTAGTGCTGCTTTGTAAATTGCAGTCTTAATTAACTTTTCATCAACTTCAGGGAAAGGCTTTGTCATACCATGATTAACCGCGGTTGAGTTAGCATCCATTCTATCAAATACACCTGTTGCCCAATCGAATGCGCCTAAAATAGAAGTAGCTCTTTTCTGTACTTCTGGATCCGATGTGATAGAATCAACGAATAGGTCTACATCATTATAGATTGCACGAACCATTTCAGTATAAGACTCTGAATGCAGTAACTCATTGTTCTGGTGATTTGTAATATATAATTCCCATTCAGGGTTATTAGATATACCACCATTATTAAACAACTGAAGAGGGGCACGACCAGCACAACTATCTAATGTAATAGCAAACTTTAAACCTGCTTCATAGATATGCTTACCGGCTTCATCTAGTGATTCAAAGTCTTTCTTCTCCTTTGATAAGTCAATCTCATTCTTACTCCAATTACCAATACTTCTCATCTCTTCTGCAAAGTCCAGAATCCAAGGATACTTCGGATCATGATATGTCTGAATGTTTCTATGACATGAATTCTCACCTAAAAATAACCTTGTGCCTTTACTATGTACTGTCTCACCTAGTGAAAATATTTTACAACTCATGATATATACTCCTTCTTTAAATTGAACACGCACCAGATTCACAACCCTCAAGGATCACTTCACTAGTATTTTCTTTATCTTTACTTCTGATATAATATAAACTCTTCAGCCCATATTTGTACGCAGTAATAATATCTCTTTTAACTCTATTTGAATCTAGAATCTTTCCTTCGATTTTGGTTAGGTCATACCATTGATTAACACTCATACCTTGGTCAATAAACTTCTGGAGGATAGCCATAAGCTTAATGTATTCAGAACTATCATTGTTTGGCATATCCCAAGCTTTCATATAGTACTTTTCTTTGTCATGATCTGGAACTAAACTCTTAACGGTATAAGCTGCAGATTCAAATGTATCTGTCACACTTTGAATAGGATCAATACCTTGTGTACTATTACTAACCAATGATGAACTCGCCGTTGGAGGAATAGCAGAAAGAGACATATTGCGCATACCATGTTTAGCAATATCTTCTCTTAAACTTTCCCAATCGCATAATAACTTATTATCAACAATTTGATCTACATTCTTATTATAGGTATCAATAGGCAACTTACCTTTAGAATACTCTGATCTATCAAAGTATTCACATGCTCCACGTTCTTTAGCTAATTCCATAGAGGCTTTAATTAATCCGTATTGGAAACGTTCAGCCCACTTATGTGTTAACTCTTTCGCTTTAACTGTTCCTAATCTTGCCTCTGACTTAGCTAAGAAATGAGCAAAGTCTGATATACCAATACCTAAGAATCTGTATCCTTTCGTTGGCCACTCAGCAGCATCTAACGGATACTCTTGAATATCAATAAGGTTATCTAAGAATCTAACCATCAGTTTAGTTAAGTTATCCATACGTGTAATAGAAGATAGCTTGCCAAAGTTAACACAGCCGAGAATACATAATGAGATCATACCATCATCTAAATCATAGTCTCTGATATTATCAAACTTAGTGTGTTTCAACCCATCGAACTTAACTGCTTTAGTTGGCAAGAAGATTTCTGAGCACAAGTTTGTTTGTGTTACTGGCTCTGAGAACAAGCCTTGCTTATTAATGTTATCTAAGAAATGTAAATAGATTCTACCAGTACCAACACGTTCTTTAATTAACTTATTAAAGATTTCAGATGCCGGGATTTTGTTCTTTCTAATACCACGCTTATTCTCATACATCTCGTATGCTTCATTGAACTTTTCAGTATCGCCATAATGCTCAAATAACTCAGGTACTTCTTCTGATGAGAACAATGTAAAGTCTTGCTTCTTCATTAACCTCTCAATAAAAATTGATGGAATGCCGATTGTATAATCAATGAACCTAGCCCTAGTAGTATTAGAACCTTGATTGTTTTTATATTCTAGAATATCCATTATCTCCCAATTGAAGATTGGATAGTTTACTACTGTAGCGCCAGTACGCAATGAATTTTGAGTGAATTGTTTTGAAGCAGCCTCAACAGTTTTTAATAAAGGAAGTGCTCCTGTATGCTTAACGGTGTTGTTCTTGACCGGAGCCATAATACCTCTAACCGGTCCCATGTCAATACCAATACCGGCTCTCTTAGATGTCATAAGCGATAATGCATACTCAGAAGATAAGATAGACTCTGATGAATCACCCATCTTAATCTTACAACAACTACTAAACATCTTAAGCTGAGTTCTTACGCCTGATATAATCGGTGTAGGTAATGAGATCTCATCGTCTTTCAATGCTGTATAAAAATTTATAATAAGTTTCTTTCTATTCTTCTCATGAGCAAAGATAACCATTGGAATAATCATGAATGTTTCTTGTGGCATCTCTAATGATTTGCCACTCTTAACATCTTTAATAAGGTACTTGCTTTCCATCTGAACAATCGAAGCATAACCTCTATTGAAGTCGTTCTCTCTATCAAGGAATGACCCAAGTTCTTCGATCTCCTCGTCTGAATAGAAGTCTAAAATCTCAGGCGAGTATAATTTGTTCTTTACATTATTTTCAATATACGATAAAAAGTCAATAGGATCATTTGATCCATATACTTCTTTTCTCATATGTGTAATAAGAAGTCTGCCCGCATACACGTCGTAGTCAGGTTCTTGTGTACTGATTTTTTCTGCGGCTGATTTAACTAATGTTTGATGGATGTTAACTGTTGATATTTTGTTAACTAATTTGATATGTGCATTTAACGCAGTATCTGATACCGATACATTTAATCCATCAGCACATACTTCTAGTACTTCGTGGATTTTATCATAGTCTAAAGGTTCTAGAGAACCATCTCTCTTCTTGACATGTATGTCTGACATTCTTTCTCCAATTCAATCCAAAAATAACTTAATATAGTTATATTATAACATAGTTTACCGCAAAAGTAAACCCTATTTTACATTATATGCAGTAAATAAAATACCGGTGGTAGACTTATATATATCAATTCCAGAAAAAGAACCCGCTGGGATAGTGTTACTTAATGATATCACTGAGCCTTTAACCACGCGATCGGTTAAAGTTTCATTTAAGATATAATCTCCAGGAAGGAGATTGTGATTGTCTTCATTTAAATCAGGTGCTATATCAACACCCAACTCATCTAAAGCTCTGTTTAGTTGTTCTTCACTCATGCCAGTCTCTTCTCTTAATAGATATAAGGCTGCGGCATATGATTTAATTCGAGATGAACCAAAAGGAACCTTCTCAAGAATACGCTTAATATTGAATACTAATCGATGGAAAGTAGTGAACGCCTCTTTCTGCGCTATCGACAATAGATCTTTAGTCTTAATAAGGTTCTTACCTTTATCATCGATGATGCCTTCGTTATACGCATCCATATCTTTCCAATCCGTTACTAAAATCTTTAAGAAACGATATGTATAATATAAGTCAGCTGCTCTTGAAATTCCCATTTATAATTCTCTTAATACGTTTACAATTGTTGAGTCTAATGGGACATCAACATGACTATCTATAAGAAGATAGTTTAAATAGACCAAAAAGGTTTTACTCACACTCTTCAAAGGACAATTGGTATTTAACATTAGCATTTCTGCTGTTGCATTAGGACCAAAAGCATTACCTAATATAATAATATGATTTAAAATCAATCGTTCTTTTAAATCATCATCCCTATAATATCTCTTTATGAGTCTATTAATATATTTAAATCGTGATAAATCAGCTTTAAAGTCTTCAGTTGTTGCCCACTTAGATTGTTGATAGTGCTTTGATGCATATAGCTCAAAGTTCTCCTTTGTTAATTTCATCATATAATCTCATCAGGTTTAACTCAGTTTAGCTTTGAGTTTATTAATCCATTTGTTAGTTTCTTTTTTCTTCACAACCTTTTTCTTCACCACTTTTTTCTTCACAACCTTTTTCTTTGTGCCATTAAATGCATCACATTCAGTTTGAGTAAAGGTTCCAGCAGCACCAATCCACACATGATCTAAATCATTGTCTTTAATGCCAAATTCAACTGACATAGTACTATTAGCTAAAACGCCTTCTTTTTTATAACTCATATTCTTATTCCTTGCATATATCAGAGATCCAAACATTCTTTGTCTCTCCATTAATATTAACTTCTACATAATTGCTACATAATTTATTTATAATAGCCCGCTCATGAGATTCGACGATAATTACTTCATCACCGACCTCAAATAGATTCCCTTTAATGTACTTCTCTCTTAACACTGAAAGTCTCTTTAATTTTGTTTCTTGCTTGTATACGTATGTTTCTTTAAGACCTAAGCCAGCTCTAACAGAATTCATTAATGATTCAGCACCTTTGAATCCTTTAGGCATTCCTTTAGAAAATGTAATAAGATCATTATCTTTAGCTGCAGCTCTAAGTTTAGAAGCTGACATACCAGATACATCGTCCGAGTCAGGGTCACGTTCTCCTGCAGAAACTACATTCACCCCACCATCAAAATCATAGAATCCATGCTTACCTTTAGTACCATTATACTTATTTAAGATTTTATCAAATTCTTTAACTCTATCCGAACCAACGACAATAGTACATTTGGTAAATCCATCAGCATACGTCGCAGATAATGCTTGAAAGAAGTCACGAACAGACTTATCTAATAAGATTGATCTTGCATGCTTAGGAAACATCTTCCGCATAAACTTAACTTTATCAGTGAATCCTAACGGGTTCTTCTTTGCATCTTGTGACTGTGATGAATATACGCGGTAGGCCCCTTTAGCTACTTTAGCTACTTTATCAAGTAACTTCTCGTGGCCGTTTGTGGGCGGATTGAATCTACCAAAGGTAATAACAACCTCTTTCGCAGCTTCTTCCTTTAAGTAGTGTTCCTTAAATCCGTGAATCATTTATTTGCCTTATGTGCTGCTACTCTAGCCTTATTACCAGCTTTAACTTTAGGCATGATCTTCTTAGCTAGTTTAGCAATAACTCCTGCCTTCTTTTTAACTTTCTTTTCTAGCTTATCTCGGGCTGCTATTGGTAGGTCTGACTTACTCTTACCTTTGAGTATCTTTTTAATAATTATGTCTTTAGCTTTTTTGTGAGCCAGGTCTTTAAGTTTATCACCACTAGCAACTTTGTTTAAAGCTTTCTTCTGACCTATCTTACGCTTAGATGCGCTTTTCTTAAAAGCCATTTTCATCTTCGCACGTTGTATAGCATTTAAAGCTTCATTAACCTCTAGCATCAGACTCCCATCCTTTAATTATATCTTTACTAAAATTGTTATAACTAAATTCCATACGGTTAACGATCTTATACGCACCGTTTGTTAAATGGTCTATAGCAACATAACCTTCTGAGCCTGTCACTTTAAAACCGTTTTTAGTCTTTACAAAGGTATTTATACTTTTTATAGAATCTAAGTGCGTGAGTAACATTCTCTTAACGATGACTAAATGATTTTGCATGTCAAACATAAGTATTAAATTCTTAGTATTTTCTTTATTGAACCAATCCAATGCCTCAATCTTCTTAGCATTCTTCTTAGCCTTACCCTTATCAGATTTAAGCTTATCAATCTCTTTGTCAAAGCGGTTATGGATCCACTGTACTAATTCTTCAGTATGCTTCTTGGTGTTAGTGATATCAGATTGAGCTCTTACCTTAGTGTTTCTAAAAGTATTAATATATAAATTAATCTCTTTATTTGTTGAAACCTCTTTAAGCGTAGACGATTTAATCTTATTAAACAATTTACCAGCAATAGATAAATGTTGATAGATTGTATTTGAATCCTTTTCACTTAACGTTGCACTATGATCTTCAGGCAAATCCGCAGTCTTCTGCCACACCTTAGATGTTTTAATAAAGTCACTATCTTTAACATTGAATGAAGCACTCATACCGGCAAATGAAGAGCCTGTATATTTAGTATGCCACACAACACCTATCTTAGCGGCTAATACTTCTTTAGCATCCTTTACAGGTACTGCATATACAATAGTGTTGGGGTGGAAGGTTATATACCTTTGTCCATCAATAGTCTCACCTTTAAGGTCATCTTTAGTGAACATGATATCACCTTGAAATACACCTTTAGTAACTACTTTCTTTAATTCAGTATATGCTATACGAAGCTTAGCAGCCAGATCACCTGAAGTATCAGCGTTAATGTCATCATGACTTTTATATACTTTAGGGTTTTTATTAAAGATACCTTTCTTAGCAACGAAGAACTCTCCGTCAGTAGGATCAATGCCAGCAAATACTGCAGGTGCTCCGTCCCATTTAACCGTAACAGCTTTAGTATCATTGGTATGACCCACTAACATATTCCTTAAATCACGGAGAGCATTAATCGCTGCGCGTGTCCCATCAACACCACCATCAATTACCATATCTTCAATATGGATCATATGTGTGTTCTTAGCTTCTGTTAGATGTGACTTAAACTTAATCATTGGGTTTCCTATTCGTTAAAGCTTAATCTTAGCACCCTTAGCTGATTCTATTAAATTTTTCATTTTATTTTCCTGTTGTTATTATTAATGTATCTTAACATATGCTGATGCATCTTCTGATTTAGAACCAGCATAGTTAACAATTTTAGTGATGAATCTATCAGCCTTAGGTCCTTTATTCAATTCCAGTATTCTACAAACAAATACTGCACCCAATTTACCAGAAAGCCAAGGAGCATCCTTTTTACTTATATTCTCTTCAAACTCCGCCCTTGACATTTTAGTTGAGGTGTCATTAATGGCTTTATAGAATACGCTAATAGCTCTCTTATCTTTTTTCTTAGCAATTGCAATTGCTAATTTTCGAATTTGTTTATGGGTTCTCATCTTACGACCAAATACCATTTTAGCAGAATCAATAATAACACCCCAACCAATACCGCCGCCTTTAGCATTTTTATTTCTTAGTTCCATTTTATTAGTACCCATTGATGAATTAGGTGCTATACTCATTTCACCACCATCATATGTTACTTTACCAGATTTGGCTGACCAAAATGTTCCTTTATTTGAGGACAATTCGCATTTAACCATTTTAAAGTCAGCAACATCAGGTGGTAATTTAATGTTATATTCATTACTCTGTGCTTTCTTAACAACTTTCTTAAGGGAAATACCAACACAACTTCTATTATTAAATGCTACTAATATAGAGGTATTCAATTGTCTTACGGTAGTAGTGTCTAATGATTTCATATCAAATGATTTATCGATAGCCCAGATATCTCCCGGGTTCCACTTATCATTATTAAACTTACCAAGATTATTATTAGTAAACGCTAATGACTTAGCCGCGTATATGGTGTTCATCTTCTTTGAATCTCTATGGAACACTTGATTCTTATTAATATAACCCTTTGCAATTAAGTATTGTGCTGATAAGTATGAAGACTCTTTCCAACCATCATCAATACCTAGCATATCAACCATCTTTGTGCCGCCAACATCAATAGATGACTTATATTTTTTAAGGACATCATCAGTGAAATGTTCAATAGGATTAGTATGTCCTTCACCTAATAGGGCCGCACACCATAAACATTGAGCAGACTCTGTGATTGCCGTAGCTGCGGCACCACCACCAGCACCTGCTACATCACCGCCAAAAGCTTTTGATTTCTTAAGGTGGTTATTCATTATAGGTTTACCAGCCGCGTCAACACCTAAAGCGAAGTTCTTACCATCTTTCTTAAATTGTTCTATGCCAGCTAAGGCTAATTCTTTATCGGTAACCACGAACGGTTTACCTTTAACCATTTCAAGAGGTGTACCCGCTTTAATAAGGCTAATTAATATACCTACTCTTGATTTCTTTGTAATTGAATTGGGTTTTTCTAATTCAGAAGCTGTTAAGTTTGTAGCTTCAACCAGATCAAAAGACTTAAATGACTTCATCTTATTTAATTTTTCCTGCTGTTATTATTAAATTTTAGCATTACTTAATTGTATCCGTTAATGCTTTTTGAAAATCAGACTTTGGTATATTATCCATTACCCAATGGTATAGTTGTTTCATTACCTTATCTATTTTGATCAGTGCTTTGCCGCGATTCTTTAATGTTAAGTATGTAAAGTCTTTAACAACTACGCCATTCTTCTTACCACTTATCTTAGAAGTTCTATCATTGCCTGAAGGAGTAAACATAACGGTGTTTTCTTTGTTATTTAAAATTACATGTATCTCACCATTAATTTGCATCTTCTTACCTTCTCCTGTGACATATGAGTACACAGTTTCAGATGCGCCTTTATGTGTTTGCAACATAATGTCAGAAGGCACAACTCTATCTCTATCTGCATTCTGCTTAATCGCAATTTTATAATCGGTTAACACCCATACTAAATGAATGTTGGCAGGGTTATAACCAGCTGCTAATAATCTTGGAAGGAATTGAGATACATCTTTAGTATCTTTAGCCGTAATATCAAACATGATATTAGGTAACTTCTTTCTATCTTTAAGTTGCCCTAACATTAAGTCAAGTGTCTTATCTTTAAGACCAAGTTTCTTAATGAACATATGAAGCTTAGCAACATCAGCAGGTTTCTTCATGTCTAATCCTTTTATTTCTGGATACTTTGCTTGAGTATCAGCAATCTTTTGAAACACTTTCTTCCACTCATCAACATCTCTTACCTTAAACTTTTCCTTCTCCATGAAGTTTGTAGCAGCAAATCCCTTACCAGAACCAGCACCACCCGCGAGGAATACGATTTGGCCGTCTTTACGGCCATTATTCAACATGATAAGTTTCTCTGATAACATCTCAGATTTACCTTCGTCTAAAAAGCTTTTAAAATTATGCATAAGTATATTTATAATTCTCCTAAAGTATACATCAGACTAGGATCGATGATGAATGAGTTATCAATCATCCAATCTTTATTCACTAATACCTCAGTTGTTTTTGTCGATCTATCATCTAAAGTAAAGGTTACATTCTTATGAATAACACCATTAAAGGTAAAGTCTAACATAACCATAGGCCTCTCTTCTAATCCATTGTCGCCATTTAATCTAATCTTTTTAATACCATACAGCTTCATTGTATATTCACGGCCGTGGGATGTAAAGGTTACTTTATCATTTTTAACTACAAGATCGTCGGCATGCATAACAAGAGTCTTAACAGAATTGCCAGTATCTAATTTGGCCTTCATCTTACCAAACAAATCAAATTCAAATATTTCTCTAACACCAATCACAGTTTTAGCTTTAATCCAATTATCTGAGTTAGTTATGGTTTTAATTACTTTTCTATTAATAGATGATCCAATAGTCTGCTCGATGCCCTCAGTGCCTGCTGATGAATTCACTTCAAGTACTAATGGATTACCCTTATTAGGAATAAAATCTACCCCAACCCAATAACCACTAACGGCGTTAGCAGCTGCTAGTGCAACTTCCTCTTCTTTCTTAGATAGCTTATATTTTTCAGTGGTTGCACCTTGCGCGTAATTTGATCTAAAATCATCATCTGGCACGTTGCGTTGCATAACCCCAATGATTTCACCATTTAATACATGCACTCTAATATCAAAGTCTGATTTAATATATTCTTGTAATAACAAATCAGAGCTTTCATCAAGCTTATATAATAATTGGGTAGTAGATTCTAAAGCTTGCATACTCTCAATAAGCAATACACCGATACCTTTAGCACCACGTAGGGTTTTAAGAATAACTGGGAATTTAGTATCTAGTTTGTTAAATGCTTGCTCAGGGTAATTGGTTTTGATATTATCACCAATAGCAATTAAGGCGGTCTTAGGTTGAGCTATACCAGCCTCATCGAGGATAATTGAAGTTCTGAATTTATCAGCACATATCTCATTACACAAGCGGTTGTTGACCGTCATGATTTTTCGTTTTTCTATTTGAGATAGTAGGTCTAAATAAGAGTCTTTAAGGGTGATTGACCCGCGAACAGCAACGACTGTATCTTGAGGGGATATTTCAAATCCCTTCTTATCATCGATGTTGAATATCTTATTGTCTTTAAGGTAGGCACCTTCAAGGTTTACCGCATAAACTTCACCACCGGTTTTAGTCATTTCGGTGGATAGACGCTCAACAGTTTCAGACTTAACGTCTTTGGTTAGTATTACTAGTTTCATAAGTCTATTTATAAACTTTTAATAATAATATCTAAATCTTTAATATCGCTATACTTCTTTAACTTTCGTAGTTTAGATGGGACTCTACGCATTATCACGTCTTCATTAATAATACCTTGATGTGCTAAGATAGCCATCATTGCAATAACATCACCTATCTCTTTTTCAAGGTTCTTTAAATTACCTTCTTCAGCACCAAAACGAAGTATCTTAGACACCTCAACTTGGACCTCGGCACATTCTTCAGCTAGGATTATTAGGGCTTCGTTCATCTTTCTTACCTATAACATAATCACTTGCTTTCATAGCATCATCTAACACAAGCTTTAGAATTTCACCAACACATTCGTTGAATCTTGGAGTGCCATGAGGATCTTCATCTAAATAATCAACCACCTCATAATCAAATGAAATGGATTCATCATCTTCATTCAACTTAATAGCATCGTAACTATATACAACACCATGATATAACCCACCTTCTAACTTAATAAACCATTGCTCTTGATCTAAATCCTTCTCAACGAAGGACCACTTATCGTAATCTTTTTCTGCTTTCATAATAATCTAATGCTATCCCTAATAATAAAAACGGTGTCCATATTAATGCTGATATTAACACAATCCCCATTACTATACCAGCTAATATTAGGATTATCGCTATGTTCAACCAATCAACTACTTCTTGCATCTCTTTGACTGTGGCTTACGTTTGCATCGGTATGACCCGTGACTAGTAGTCTTCTTACTTAATTTATTGCCGTTGTTATCTTTGCGCATCTTTACGCCATCAATTGCTGTCTTACTCATTTTATTTCTCCTGTGTTGTGTTTAATTCCCATTTTAA